AATGCTGTTTTTTCCTCATTCTCTATGTCTTTATTTATTGTTCTCACGCCAGTTATATTTTTAATTTGGTAATCTTTAACTTTTTCGCTGAGTAATTTTGAAACACGGATGACACACTCTACATATTCATCTCTTCGATGCTCGAGAGTTCCTGTCATTCCTTTTACTGCCATGTCTAATCCACGTATTTCTTCGTCAAAGTGTTGTAGAACTTTATCTTTATTTGGTTCTGCGTATGATACATTTCTAGATATTTGTATCATAACTGGAAGGGCTATTTCCCCTTTGTTTATTTTTTCACGCCTTATTTTCAACATTTTAATGGCAGCATCATACTGTGATTTTTGTTTTACTAATGCACCGTAATTGTTATTCAATTCAACCATTTCTTGAAGTCTCTGTCCATCATACTGAGATAATGGTGTTATGTCATTTGCTGATGGCACTTTAGGAAATGCATCTAATTTCTTTTTGTGTGCCATTTATTTCACCAACTTAGTTACGGCTTCTTTTAAAAGCACGAATTGGTTTTTTGTTAGTTCAACGAAATTTCCATTATCCGTTGTTATTTTAAATTTCTTTCCTTTCTTCGCTACCTTTGGGCAGCACCTTCCTGGTTTATTACACAACATTATGGTTTCCATAACTTTATCTCCTTGAGATTATTTACTTTTTCCAATTACACTACCAAAGAATATTGAATTTATGATTTCATCCATTTCATCCAATGCTTGAAGAGCAGCAGGTCGCATGAAAGGTCTATATGCACCCTTACCGCTAGTGCTAACTACCGCCAATGGATTTTCTTCTGTTCCAACTTTCATTTTGTAAGTTCCAAATTCATTATAGTAAGCATAATCATGCCCAGATGAATTTCTTGGGTCACAAACAACTCTGTATCCCTTTGCATCTGGCTCTACTCGAATATCATTTTCCATAATACCAGTATCCTCTGGTGCTAATTCAAATGCAATTTGTGCTGTTTTTTCTGCGAGTTTCTGTAATACCTGTTCTGCTTTCTTTTCACTTGTCATTTCTTTGAGAAACTCAATCAGTTCTTTAGCACCGTCTATTTTTACATATACCATATTATAACTTATCCTGTTCTTCGAGTATTTGTTTTCCAAGTTCTTTTTCTTTTTTTGCTTGTAAATCACGTAAATCGTTTAATGCTTTTATCATCAACTTTTCATCTTCTGTCATCTCACGAACAACAGATTTTACTAATTTATTAGGTGGCTCTGGGCGTTGCGGTTCAGATGGATTCTTTCGTGGCGGAACTCCACCATCTTGAATTGGCTTTTCTTCTGGCTCATCCTCTGGGTCTAATTCAACACCACCCTCATTTATCATCCGCCTTGCCTCCTTAACAGATATTATCGGTGGATTTGAACTTCTTGCGTTCACCGCAGCAGCAGTTCTCTTTCCTAATAGTTCCGCTTCTGCCATCTCATCGATATATGTTATTTCCCATTCAATTTCAAATTTACTGAAGTCTCTCTCATGGGCATCTGCAAGTAAACGATATAAACGCATAATATGCGGAGTATATACTAATTCTTGATTATCTTTGATATCTCTATAATAATCAGCAAATCCTATTTCTGCACCAGTTACACGACCAATCTCAATTCCAATCAATACTTGCCTTGGTATAATGAGTGCAGCAGATATTGCTTCAGAAACATGGTCATAGTAAGGTGTTGGGTCTATCGTGGCGGGATTTGTAACATCGAGATGATATTTCTCTGAAAATGCAAAGTAATTCGGATGTTGCTTTAATAGTTCGAGTGCCTTTATTCTCTCATTCTTTTGCATTCCTTGTTTAGTTAAAACTTGCGTTCCGTGAGAAAACCACTTTAATATTTCTCCAGTGGCGATATCAATATCAGCACTAGAAATTAAAATATTTCGTAATATGTCAATCTTTGACACACCGAAAAAATCAAATGGAAGGTCAACTGTTTTAATGTGAATTAATCTATCTGGGTGAATCCATTTATCTTCACTCTTTTTTACATTTACATAGTGATAATAATATTGATTAGAGTTATCATCTTTTTTCTTATATTCAGTTATGTTCTCAGAGTTTAAAATTATTAAATCTAACGGAATAGTTCCAAGCGGAACTTCCTTCTCTAATTTTTTATCGCCATTATTATCTGTCTCAAAGAATTTTATGAGTAAATATCCATCTCCCCAGATATCCGCACATATACCCGCAGTTCTGAACTTTCTTTTTATCTCTGTTCGTGATTCAAAGTTTTTAATTAATTCTAAATCTTCTTTTGGTATTTTAATTCCATCAGAACGTTTAAATTTAAACCAAGCACGAAATGTATCTGAATTTTTCTTTATCGTTCCTTTCATAAAGAGAGCAGAATCCAGGGCGAGTTCACGCCTTTTTTCTGGAGTGAGTTGACCAGAAAATTTAGACCTCAGTGATGTATAATCTTCTTGTATCACTAATTCATCTTCTACCGTTTTTACCTCCGCTATTTTTTCAATTTCTTTTGCGGTTTTCTTAATGAATTTTATGTTGAAGTCAGATATTCTATCTCCAATCGTTTTCATATTATGTTGCTCTCCTTAAACGACCTAATCTATCTATGAAATTTCCACATCCGAACATAATATCATCTGGAATAGGATTGTAATCCGTAACTGCATAACGCAATGCGTCTGCTGCGTGGTCATCCTCTTTTAGTGGGATATCATTATCTGCATTTTTATATCTGTAAGATTGAATACTTCTTATTAAATTTGTGCATGAACTGTGAATCGTAATTCTATGGTCTGATTTGAATGTTGATTGAAGTTTTGCTATTCCTGGTGCTACTGCATTGTTTGCATATGATTTTACTTCAGTGCCATCCATTTTTCCTATTGGAACGCCAAGGTCATATGCTTGTTTAATTAAATCAGCAGAACTTGGGTCGCAGTAGACCTTTGTAAAGTTATATTTTGTATGTAATTTTTTAAGGATATTTGCAATTTCAAATGATGTTTTTTCTGATTCGTAGTATTCGCTTATAACGAATAGCGTGTTTGCTTTTGTTTTCATAAGAACTAAAATACACGTTGGGTCACGAATACCGAAATCAACACCTGCAATGTATCGTTCAATTCCTGGAACATTCTTCAGGTCTTGGTCGAAATCTCTAGTGTGTTTATCGATACTGAACATCTTATATATCTGTCCAGAAAATGCACCCCAATGACCCTCTAAATATCTTCGCACCCAATCTGGGTCATATCGTGATTCCATGCTCTTAATATATTCTTCATAATTAGGAATAAGAATATTATCATATGTGTTTGTATCTACCGCAAAATAGCCAGGTTTCCTATCAACATAGAAGTATTGATAAATCCAATGATTCTCTGCACCTGGATTTGTTGCGAGTAACCCAAAGTGAAACGGCATATTTCCACCACGTAAACGTGCCATGAGTTGTTTAAAGACATCTGATTTCATTTCAATTGGCTCATCGAGCATAAACCACTCTAAGTTCCTTCCCTTTAATTTTTCTGCATCTTCACATGCTCGAAACATGATTTCAGAACCATTATAGAATGTTATGTTCATTTTTCCTGGTGATATTGTGTGTTCTGCGAGTTGAATTGGTATATTGTTGTCATTCAAAACACGTTGATACCCATCTATCTCGTCAATGAAGGTTTGAAAAATAACATCCTTCAATTGAGTATATGATAAAGAGCCAACAAGACCCTTTGCACCAGGATAATCCAATGATGCTTTTATTCCAACTTGTGCTAAAAGGAGTGTTTTCCCCGCACCATATGCACCACTGTATAAACCGTAGTTATTTAACGGTTTGCCATTCTCACCTAAATTCTCTTGGAAAATAAGGTCGAATACTTGCTTTTGTTTTGGCAAGAATTGGCGTGGTCTACATAAAACAATTTCTTTTTCTTCAGTCATAATAAATCTCGAGATTTTGTTGACTGTTATGGATAAGCAATGTATCCTTACTTATAACCCCATCGATTTAATTAACGGTCTAACCATTACTTAGTATAGATACTATCATAATATTTATCTTCGTCTTTTTGTTTCTTTTTTAAGAATTTAAGAATTTCTCTGTTCTGTTTTGGATTGCCAAGTTTTCTTTTTTCATGCACCCTATCATATTTTTGTTCCGCTTGTCTATCTTTAAATCTATTGTTTCTACAATCGGGGCAGTATAATACATTTTTATCTTTCCAATCTGGTGTAAATGTTTGTCCACATTTAGGATTTTTACAGCGTTTCACACTTCCCACCCCTAAATTGATTTTGTTGAATCTTTCACGTAGTTCTCTAATCTCTTGTGTAATTGCTCAAGAATCGCACAGTCCTTTTTGTTGTGGTCTAATACATATGCTAGTGCAACGGGGTCGCCCAATTTTGCCTTCATCCAGAAGTTTCCCTTAATGTGGTTCTTTCCTCTAATACCAAGGGCAGCACACGCAGAATCGAGAGAGTTCCTGTGCAATCGCATTTTCATTTTAACCATGTAATAACAATCCTTATGCTGCAATGCACCGAACTCCAAAAAATTCAATTTGTTCATCAT